TCGTCCTCTTTTTCCCCAAAAATGGTTGAAACGGTGCATATAGGCCCGATGACCCGCGGATTACAGCAAGGCTAGACAAATGCTGACCGAAACAAAACAGCCCTTACGAGGGGCAACTCATCCACGGCTTAACACGCCCTGGCTTAATACCAAATCTCGCGTAGATGAAATAGTTGCGCTAGCTGAGGCTATTGGCCAACCATTATTAGAGTGGCAAAAACTAATCCTTACAGATATGTGCGCTGTAGATGAAGAAAATATGTTTATAAAAAAATCTGCCCTGTTTGTTTGCGCCCGGCAATCCGGCAAGTCTCATATGATGCGTATGCGCGTATTAGCCGGCTTATTTTGCTTTGGTGAGCGCAATATCCTAATTATGTCCTCTCAGCGGCAGATGGCCTCTAAGTCGCTAGAAATAATGGCAGGTATTATTGAGCGTACGCCACACCTATTAGCTCAGGTCAAAGGTGGCAATATAGACAAAGCATATAAGCGCACTAATGGTAATGAGCGCATAATCTTAGAAAATGGGGCTGAGGTAAAGGTTGTAGCTGCAACAACAGACTCAGCGCGTGGACTTAGCGCCGATTGCGTTTGGGTAGATGAGCTACGCGAGTGCGGAGTAGAGGCCCTAGATGCCGTAAAGTCAACCACGCTCACACGTCCTAATAGCCAGCGCTTTTACACAAGTAACGCAGGCCATAAAGAGAGCCACGTCTTAAATGAGATGCGCGAGCGCTCACTTGGTAAGCCGCCTAAGTCGGTTGGTTACTACGAGTACAGCGCCCCGGATAACTGCGACATATGGGATAGAGCTAACTGGGCGATGGCTAATCCATCTTTAGGCACTTTGATAAGTGAAGAGGCTATAGAAGAGATTATTGCTACTTCAACACACGCAGCTGTAATGACTGAAACGTTGTGCAAGTGGATTGGCACCGACACGAGCCCCTGGACACCGGGAAGCTGGGAAGAGTGCGCGGATACGTCTCTCGTTATGGCGCCAGGTATGTACACAATGTTTGCCTTTGATATTGAGCCACACGCAGGGCGCCACGCATCCTTAGTAGCTGGGGCCGTATTGCCGGATGGACGTATCGGGCTTAGCCTTGTAAAAACCTGGGAGTCTGACCGAGCTATTGACCAATTAAAAATAGCAGCTGACATAAAAGCCTATTGCGATGATTGGTTGCCTAAGCTTGTATTGTTTGACAAGTTTACAGGCCAACATATTGCCGACAGGCTTCATAATGCCGGCGTAAAAGTAGAGGATTGCAGCGGTACCCAGTTTTACAATGCCTGTTCAATTTTCAAGGATGCAATAGATAACCGCAGAGTGGTTCACGGTGACCAGCCGGCTCTCAATGAAGCTATGGACTCAGTAGCGGCCAAAAGTAACGATTCAGCCTGGAGAGTGGTGCGTAAAAAATCTAGTGGCTCTGTTGCAGCTGTTATTGGTATGGCGATGCTGGCCTTACATCTCGATAAACCAATTTCAGAGCCTAAGGTTTACCTTTAGACACGCCGAGGCGCTTTTAGCAACACAAAAGCAATATTTAGGCCATTATTAGGGTATGGGATTACTGCAGACTCTAGGCATATCTAAAAAAGATGTTACTGCGCAGTTAGCACCTGCCGTTTTATCACAAGGTTACGGCGCAGGTGTGTATAGCTTTGGTGGTTTGTATGGCGCAGGTACTGGCGCTCCATTTATGGATAGATACGTAGCATTACAAGTGCCAGCTGTTGCACGTTGCCGTAATTTAATTGCAGGCGTAATCTCTAGTATAGATTTAGAGTTATACAAAAAATCTACAGGCGTGGAATTAGAATCTCCACTTTGGTTAGACCAACCTGATATACGTATGCCACGTAGTGTAATGATAGCTATGACCGTGGATAGCTTGTTATTTTATTCTGTGGCCTATTGGCGTGTTACAAGTTTGTATGCCGATGATGGCCGCCCTAGTGGCTTTGAGTGGGTTGCTAACACTCGCGTAACAGTTACAACTAATGAAACTGGCGATGAGGTTCAGTATTACAGCGTAAACGGTGTGCGCGCTCCTATGTCGGGTATTGGTTCACTTGTTACTTTTCAGTCTTTGTTACCTGGCGTATTAGAAACAGGCGCTCGTACAATTCAAGCGGCTTTGGATATTGAAAAGGCAGCAAGTGTTGCAGCTGCTACACCAATGGCTACTACTGTAATTAAAAACAATGGTGCAGATTTACCTGAGGCACAAGTAAGCGGCATTTTAGCTGCGTGGAAAGCTGCTAGAGCTAGCAGGTCAACGGCATTTTTAACAAGTACTTTAGATGTGCAAAATATTGGCTTTAGCCCTAAAGATATGATGTACAACGAGGCTAGCCAATATCTAGCTACACAGATAGCGCGTTTAATGAATGTACCTGCATATTACATAAGTGCAGATATGAATAATTCAATGACATACCAAAATATTTTAGATGGCCGTAAAGAGTTTGTTGCTTATTCTTTACAGCCGTTTATTAGCGCTATTGAAAATCGTTTATCTATGGATGATATTACTGCACACGGTAACGTAGTGCGGTTTGCTCTAGATGAAACATTTTTACGCGCGGATACTGCAGCTCGTTTAGATGCAATAGAGAAAATGCTTAACTTAGGTTTAATTGATTTACAACAAGCTCAGAGTATGGAACAACTAAGCCCAATGGGCCTTAATGAAGGGAACGGCACTAATGATATTAACCTTTAGTGGCAATATCGAAGCTGTAGATAGCGGTGAGCGCCGCATTATCTCAGGCAAAATTGCACCGTATGGTGAAATTGGTTATACAAGTGCAGGTAAAGTAGTTTTTGCTGAGGGTTCAATTAGCGCACCTGAGCCAAGCCGAGTAAAGCTTTTAATGTCGCACGATAACTCTAAGCCAGTTGGACGTATGCAGAGTATTACATCTGCTAAAGACGGGCTCTATGCCAGCTTTAAGATTAGTGCAAGCCAGCCAGGTGACACGGCGATTTTGCTAGCCCAGGAACAACTTATGGACGGCTTATCCGTTGGTGTGGAAGTTACCGCATCAAAGCCTGAAAAAGACTATCTCCTGGTCACCGCTGCCACCTTACGCGAGGTGTCACTTGTAGAGAGCGCTGCATTTTCTAGCGCTGCGGTGCAAAAAATTGCCGCGCAAGCGGGCGATATGCCAATAGAGGCAGCAACATCCACAAGTACAAAAATTACGACAACTAACACCGTAATAAACTCAACAACAACCGAAACCGAAACCGAAACAGAAAGTGAGGCCGCTGTGACTACAGCCCCTGACCAAACCGCACCTGAGGCAGTAGATGCCACAGAGCAGGCTGCACCTGTAGTAGAGGCAGCTCGTAAAATCATCCTACCAAGCGCGCTTAATTCACAGCGTGTGCGTACACCAATTACATCTATGGCAACATACACAGAGCATAAAATCAAAGCCGCACTAGGTAATGATGAATCAAAGCTCTACGTAACAGCCGCCGATGATTCTTTTACAACTAACCCTGCATTTAACCCAACTCAATACCTATCAGAGTTTGTATCTAATACTAACTTTGACACGCCTACAATTAATGCCCTATCACAGGGAGTTTTGCCTAATTCAGGTATGACTATTAGCGTGCCTTCACTTGTTACCTCAGCTGGTGGCCAAGCTGGTACTGCACCTGTTGTAACTGTTGAGGCCGAAGCTGGCGCTGTACAAAATACAGGTATGGTTACAGAGTACCTATCAGGTACAGTAAAGAAGTACTCAGGTATGAACACACTTAGCGTTGAATTGCTAGAGCGCTCAGACCCTAATTTCTATGCTGAGTTGACAAACCAACTACAGCGCGCATATTCACTTGCTACAGATGCAGCTGTAATTGCTGACATTGTGGCAGGCGGCGTACAAGGTACAGCTGTAGCAGCTACATCAGCTGGCATTATCAGCTATGTATCAACAGAGTCAGCTAACGTGTACAAAAACACAAGCTACTTTGCACGTAACTATATTGCTGGCCCTTCACAATGGAGCTTGCTAATGGGTGCAACTGACTCGACAGGCCGCCCAATTTACAATGCTGCGCAACCTATGAACGCAGGCGGTCTATCTACACCTACAAGCATCCGCGGTAACGTGCTGGGTCTCGACCTATATGTTGACCACCAAATGGTTGCAACAACTATTGACGATTCAGCGTTTATCGTGGCACCTGAAGCTATGACTGTTTACCGCAGCCCACAGGCTTATATGTCAGTTAACGTTGTATCCAACCTACAAATCCAGGTAGCAATTTATGGATTTATGGCCACTATTGTGAAGATGCCTAAGGGCCTCGTCCGATACAACCTCACCTAAGAATAACCCACTAATAGTTTGGTAGGTCTCTTAGCCCTTTGAGACCTACCAAACCTAAGTAAGATAGGAGTACAAAAATGCCAGCCACGTATGTAACAGCTGCTACCTTAAAGGCTAGCTTGGGCGTTGGCACTCTGTACGATTCTTATACTTGGATAGAGGATACGTGCCAAGCCGCACAAGATTTAATAAACGGCTTTTTGTGGTTTGATAATGCGCCCGTAGTAGGTACTGCGTTAGTAAATAATGTTGCTACGGTAATGGTGGCTAACCCAGGCATTTTTACTACAGGCCAATCCGTTACAGTTGCCGGGGCAGGTTCAACTTTTAACGGCACTTATACAATTACAGGCACTATCCCCTTTTCTACAGGCACCGCTAATATTTTGCCAGCGTTTAATATGCAGCTTAATTATTGGCAATTCCCACAGGGCTACAGCTTTATCCAATATGCAAAAACTGCAGCTGACCAAAACTTTAGGCGTGTATTGCCTTATGGCACTATGACAGGTGACGATACAAAAACTGCTACCTATGCCAATACGCCAGCTATAAACGCCGCGGCTTTGATGCTAGCTGAGAATATATGGACATCTCGCTTTAGCACTCAAAACGGTGGTACTAGTGTGGACGGCTATAGCCCTAGCCCGTTTAAAATGTCAAATACACTTATGGCATCTATACGCGGTTTGCTTGCGCCATACCTTAGCCCTAATTCAATGGTGGGCTAAATGACAGCAGCTATAACTACCTTACGTAGCACTATTGCCGCTGCCCTGGCTAACCCTGGCGTGTGGACAGTATTTAACTACCCGCCAGCTACTATGCAAAGTAGCGCCATAGTGGTAGCCCCGGCTGACCCATATATCACGCCTAGCAATAATTCACAGGCCACTATTTCGCCTATGGCTAATTTTAAAATTATTATGACCGTACCAATGTTTGATAATGCCTCTAACCTTATTGGCATAGAGGATACGATAGTAGCCGTATTTAATAAATTGGCATCTAGCGCTATCGTCTTTAACGTTACCGGCGTAAGCGCCCCTAGCGTTTTGAGCGTTGCCGCAGGTGACTATCTAACGGCAGATTTACAAATAAGCATACTAACGAGCTGGAGCTAACTAATGGCACTTACAGATGAAGAAAAAGCATTTTTAATCAAAATTGGCCAAGAATTGCCAGTAGAGGTTAAAGAGACAAAAACAAAAGACACACCTACCGAGAAAGTAGAGGAATAGCCCCAATGGCAATTTATCTATCCAATAATGTAGTGGCTACTCTTAACTCAGTAGTCCTATCAGACCACGTAACAAGCGCCACTATTAACCGTAGCTTTGATGAGCTAGAAGTTACAGCTATGGGCGATACTGCACACAAGTTTGTTAAAGGCCTAGAGGCTAGCACTATTACTCTAGACTTTTTAAGCGACACAGCTGCAGCAAACGTAAACGCTACTTTGCAAGCTGCCTGGGGTACAACTGTACCGCTGACATTAAAGCAAACAAGCGCTGCTACATCTGCAACCAATCCGCTATATAGCACTACTGTTTTGGTCAATAACACCACAGACATTAACGGCGCTGTGGGAGATATTGCTACACAAAGCATTACATTTACTTGTAACTCACCAATCGTAATTACAACAAGCTGAGAATAAAGAAAAGGGGCTAACACAATGGCAAAACTCAAAATAACAAGGGCTGACGGTACGGTATCTGAGCATCAGATAACGCCAAAAATCGAGTGGGCCTTTGAGTTATATGCAAAAAAAGGTTTTCACAAAGCCTTTAGAGATGATGAAAAGCAAAGCGATGTTTACTGGCTGGCACACGAATGCCTTAGGTCAGCCGGCGTTGAAGTGCCTGTTTTTGGAGCGTTATTTTTAGATACCTTAGCTAAGGTTGAGGTGTTGGATGATGACCCTTCGCAATAGTGGGGCGCGGTAGTTTTGGTTACCTGGTAGCCCAGCTAGCCGTAGAAACGGGAATCGCGCCCCAGTACTTGCTAGACCTAGACGTAGAGATGTTTAAAAATATGTTAAAGGTCATACACGATAGAAATAAGGAGATGCAAAATGCCAACAGAGCTAGAAGGGGCCGTACAGCTCCGCGTAGCACTTAAACGTTTTGCACCTGACTTATCTAAAGAAACCCAAACACAAATGGCGGCAGCTTTAAAAACTGTTACCACAGTAGCTAGAGGATACGTGCCTAGTGACGGCGCAGTACTATCGGGCTGGACTAAAAATATATTGGGAGCAGATAACCTTGTTTATCGGCCCTTCCCTAAGTTTAACGCCGTACAAGCTAAAGCGGGTATTACCTATTCAACTTCACCGTCTCAGCCTAATAAAAACGGCTTTGTGGCCTTAGCTCGTATCCTAAATAAGTCTGCAGCTGGAGCTATTTACGAAACCGCAGGGCGTAAAAATGCACAAGGCCAACCTAACTATAAACCTGCTAGCGTTGTTTATCGTACGGGTAATAATGGCCCTGGGGATTTTCAGATTAACTATTATCAAGAAAAGGCTAGCGGTGAGCGTAAAGGGTATAACAACTCACTTAACCCAAACGCTGGCAAACAATTTATAGATAACCTTAATAGTACCGGCCAACTGGTCAACGCCCGCCCTAAGGGTTTAGTAGGTAGCCCAGGGCGCAAGTTAACTGGCCGTTTAATCTTTAGAGCCTGGGCCGAGGATAACGGGCGGGCTAATGCTGCAGTTATTAAAGCTATAGAAAATGCCTCAAAAATGTTTTATGAGCATACGAGAAGGGCCGCCTAATGGCTACCGATTTAGTTGTAAATATAGCCAGTCAATTCTTAGGTAAAAAAGCCTTTCTTGATGCTGACAAAGCTACTAAAAAACTTACAGGTAGCGTTAAAACTTTAGGCCGTACTTTAGGCGTAAGCCTGAGCGCTGCGGCTGTTTTAGCCTATGGCAAAGCATCCGTAAAGGCAGCTAGTGAGGATATTAAAGCTCAAAAGCTATTGGCTAATAGTCTTAAAAACGTTGGCTTAGCTTATGCAACTGTTGACGTAGAGGGCTTTATATCTCAGATGCAAAGCCAAACCGGTATATTAGATGACCAACTACGCCCGGCTTTTGCTAAGTTGGCTGGGGTTACTGGCTCAGTAGCTAAGACTGAAAAGCTTTTAGCTTTAGCTTTTGATGTATCAAGCGGCAGCGGATTAGATTATGCCTCAACTGTTGACTTATTAAGCCAAGCCTATGTAGGCAATACAAAGGGATTAAAGCAACTTAATTTAGGGCTTACTCAGGCCGAGATTAAGGCTATGTCGTTTGACGATGTTATGGCATTACTTAATGAGCGCTTTGCTGGCTCAGGTAAGGTAGCCCTTGATACATACATAGGGCAGATGTCTTTACTTTCAGCCTCAGCATCTAATGCTACAGAAATTATTGGCGTAAGCCTATTGGGCGCTATTGACTCACTAACGGGTAGTGACGGCATAGCTAACGTAGGTACAGACATAGAAAATGCAGCTAGGTCACTAGCTAATTTTGTAGATAGCATAGTTTATCTTAAAGAGCAGATAGCAACTATTCCAGGCGCAGGCTTAGTTAAAAGCGCTTTTGGTTTAATTGGCAACGTATTGGGCCGCTTTAGCCCACAGCGCGCCGCTGAGTTGCTTAAAGAGATTAAAGGCCCACAGCCTTTTAAACAACCAATGAGCTTAGCCAATCAAGATACAGGCCGGGCCGCAGCTGCAGCTGCTAAAAAGGCAGAGCTGGATGCTATTAAACGTAATAAAGAGCTTGCAAAATTGGCTGCAGCTCAGGCTAAAAGCGCTGCGGATACTCTCAAATCTAAAAAAGAGCAAGCGGCTTTAGATAAGGCAATAGCTGCCGGGCAATTAGCTTTAGGCAAAGGTACAGACGTTTTTGATATGGAAAAAATCCAACTTAATGCAGCCCTTATTGGCCAGGCTGAGGCGTTGGGTAAGGCTGAAAGCGCGGCGCAAGTACTATCTATTGCCAACGATATACAACGCTTGAAGGTAAAGCAATCTATAAATGAGCTAGAGGATGCAATAGCATCTAAAGATGTAGCTCGTATTGAGCGTGCCACAAAACAACTTAATGAAGATTTAAAAATACTAGGTACCTTGCAAAGCCAAAACTTTACTTTGTTAGGTATTAAATCAATTTTGGATAATTTAAAACCTAAAGAGCTTATAGACCAAAATAACCTTAATATGTCTTTAGACAAAATACGCGAAATGCTGAGGCTTTTGGCACAAGCAAGCGTAACCCCTAGCACAAAACAAAAATCAGGCATCCCTACAGGCGATTACGTACCACCTGTAGTTTTTGACCCTAATACGTCTATAGATGCAGTTATAGAATATGCCGATGCTGCAACTGAACGAGCTACAGCTTTTGCAATATTGCAAGAACAAGAAAACTACGCGGCTTATTTATCACTTATTGAGTTTCAAAAGAAATTAGGCGATTTTGGCGGCTACAGTACCAATATGAACGTGGGCCGTGGCTATGGATATGACGCTACACCTGTAGTAGTTGAGGTTATAGACAAGACAAGCGGGCTTATTGAGGTAGTCCAAAACGCCGTACAAGAAAATAACAGGTTTGGCAATAACCTGAGCTTTGCTGGGGCATTATGACCCTGCCTGTAATTAACGCTGTTATTAACTTTAGTACCGGGCCTAGCTTTGCTCAGGCTATGATTTTAGATAGCGGCATATTAGACACCAATATTTTAGCCGATGCAGCTAGTGTCATTGTGGATGTATCTGACGTAGTAGATAGTATTGAGACAAAGCGCGGGCGTAATCCTCAGGCTGACCAATTCCAAACCGGCACGCTTACTATGCGTATAGTTGACCAAAACGGCGATTTTAACCCGCAAAACCCAAGTAGTCCGTATTACACCCTTTTAACACCTATGCGTAAAGTGCAGATTACAGCTACTTACGGTGCAACCACTTACCCTATTTTTGCTGGTTTTATTACTAGCTATACAACCAGTACGCCTAAAAATGCCCTTGATGTTGTTTATACCACTATTACAGCCGTAGATGCTTTTAGACTTGCTCAAAATGCTCAGATAAGTACCGTACCGAATACGCCTGCGGGCCAGCTCAGCGGTGCAAGAATCAACGCCTTGTTGGATGCTATTAGCTGGCCGGCTACTATGCGTGACGTGGATGCAGGTTTAACCACAATGCAGGCAGACCCAGGCACGGCCCGTACGGCCCTAGCTGCTATGCAGACTGTAGAGACTAGCGAGTATGGCGCTTTGTATGTAGATGCGGCTGGCTCGTTTGTATTTCAAGACCGCAACGTTACGGCGGGGAGTACAGGGGCTACACCCACGGTATTTAACGATGACGGCTCAGCTATTACCTATTTTAATGCGGTGTGGCGCCTTGACGACACGCTTGTTTACAACTCAGCCAGTATTACCCGCACGGGCGGCACGGCGCAAGCGGCTATAAATCAAGCCAGCATAGACAAGTATTTTATACATAGTTATAACCAACAAAACTTACTAATGCAGACCGATGCCGTAGCCCTGGATTACGCTCAGGCATATGTTGCATCTAGAGCTGAGACAAGTATTAGATGCGATGCAATACAGCTAGACCTTTATACCAATAATTATAATACTGGCATAATTGCCGCCCTTAACCTAGATTATTTTGACCCGGTAACTATTACTACTAATCAACCTGGGGCATCAACGCTTACTAAGACTTTGCAGGTGTTTGGCGTGGCACAAAGCATTACGCCTAATAGCTGGAAAACAACACTTACCACTTTAGAGCCAATTATTGACGGCTTTATATTAGACTCAGCTATATACGGCTTGCTTGACAGCGGCGTATTAAGTTATTAAGGAGCAATAATGGCTAAACAGACCTTTACCACAGGGCAGGTATTGACCGCTGCGCAGATGACCACGTTACAGGCCAACGATTATAACCAAACCGTAAGTGCCAAAACCGCCAGTTATGTACTTGTAGCTGCCGATGCTGGCACCCGTATTACAATGAGCAACGCCGGCGCAACTACTATTACAGTAAACACAGGTTTATTTACAGCTGGCGATACTTTAATCATTACTAATATTGGCGCTGGCGCTTGCACAATTACCGCAGGTACGGCAACAGTATCTACCGCTGGCTCGTTAATCCTTAACCAATACGATAGCGGCACGCTTTATTTTTCTAGCGCAAGCGCGGCAATATGGAACGGGGCAAACCCAGGTGATATTACAGGCATTACAACAGGTGCAACCTCAGGCCTGGCAGGTGGAGTAACAAGCGGTACAGCCTCATTAACTTTAGCCACAGCTGCTAAAGGTGATTTATTAGTAGGTACTGGTGCAAACGCGGCACAAGTATTAACTGTTGGAAGCAATAATCAAACACTTGTGGCGGATAGTTCCACTTCAACAGGCTTGAAATGGGCTACGGCCAGTACATCTTTAACTTCACAATCTGCCAATTTAGCAGCCGATGTAACAATGACTAGTGCAAACACCTACTACGACGGGGCTACAATTTCTTTGGCTGCTGGAACTTGGTTTATTGTTGCAAATATATTTTTACACGATGCAGCCAGTACTTTACCTGGTGCTATGGGTGCTAAATTATGGGACGGTACAACAGTATCCTCTAGCCTTGAGTTTAGAGGTGGTGCTGCACTTGGTGTAACTGGAACATTATCAGCGATAGTCTCTCCTGCATCAACTACAACCTACAAGATTTCAGGAGTTAGTTCAGGAGCAAATGCGGTTATTAAAGCAGCGCAAATTAGTAATGGCTCTGGCAATAATGCTGGACACATTTCAGCGGTCAAGATTGCATAGGAGGAATTATGTATATTAAATTTACAAAACCAGCCACACTAGATGGCAAACAATTACTTGAAGAGTTAAATGCTGGCGGTGTTGCTATTGAAGAATTGCCAAGCATAGATTTTAATGGTGATTTTTGGCTTAACATAAATGAAGCCGATATCTCAAAGGCAACGCCAATAGTTGCTGCCCATACAGTCAAACCTATGCCTGAACCAACTGTGGAAGAGAAATTGTTAAGCGTTGGCTTATCGGTCGCAGACCTTAAAACTGCACTTGGGCTATAAGTGGAACACTCGACTGAGAAAGTAACTAAGGATGCAGACTAGCTACAACGGCTGGCCGGCATCTAAAGACCAGGCCGAAATAGGCATAAAAGCCTATACAGTACAGGGCACAAGCCTAAAGCTGCGCTGCGCCGAAAAGGTAGCGCCGTTACTTATTAACTTTGCTAAAGAGTTTAACGAGCTAATAGAACCGCTAGAAGGCGGGGCGCTAGATGACTGGGGTTTTTGTTACAGAGATGTAAGAGGAGTGCCAGGTAAACTTAGCAACCACAGCAGCGGCACGGCTATAGACCTTAACGCGACTAAACACCCTTTAGGCAAAGTAGGTACGTTTGATGCAGCTAAAGTACCTATGATTCGTGCCCTAGCTAAAAAGTATGGTTTAACCTGGGGCGGAGACTGGGCTAGAAAAGACGAGATGCACTTTGAGATAGCACTAAGCCCTGAAAAAGTCAGGGCCTTAATTACGAAGTTAGGATTAGATGATGCCAACTAGCGCACAGGTAAGCGTAGGTACAACACCAACACTTTTGGTAGCCTCAACAGGCTTTGACCAAACCGTATGGCTACACAATTCAGGCGGCGGTATTGTGTATTTAGGCGATAGCAGCGTTACAACGGCAAACGGCTATAAATTGGATAACGGCGATAAAATGCAGCTTTTAGTAGGTGACCACGAAGGGCTTTATGCCATTACAACGGCGGGTACTAATACCGTTGGTGTACTTAAACAAATAAACTAAGGGCACTAAGGAGCAATAATGAACAAAGAGCAACTAAAGGCCGCTGGCCTATCTTATCTACGTGCGGCCCTATCGTGCGTGGGTGCGCTGTACCTTTCAGGTATTACAGACCCTAAGGTATTAGCCAATGCTTTTATTGCAGGCCTTATCGGCCCACTATTAAAAGCTGCTGACCCTAAAAACGGTGAGTTTGGCGTAAAGGCCAAATAATGACACAGGCCCAGGCATATGTAGCGTTGTTATTGGGGATAGCCACGCTTGCAACTTTTATGGCTGGGCTTGTTAGGCACCTTGTTAAGTATTACCTTGCTGAGCTGCGCCCGGACGGCAACGGCGGGCATAATCTACGTGGACGTGTTGAGCGTATAGAGGTGCGAGTAGATAAAATCTACGAAATGCTTATAGAGGACAGGCTAGCTAAGTAGGGCGTGTCGCGTTGCTTTATGTCGGTGGGTAGGCTCATACTGTAACTACACGCTGAGAGGGCTACTCAGGTAGTAGCTTTATCGGCCTTAACAAAGGGCGAATAATGAATAGTTTAGACTTAATTGTAGTAGGTATGGTTTGCCTGTTTATGGGCTTGTTTATTTATGCAGCTTATGAAATGGGTTACAAAGTTGGCTTAGGTGAAGGTTATTTACGTGGCCGTAATATCGCTAAAGCGCTACGCGAGAGCGAGGTTGCTAAATGAGTAACTTTCTTGAAGGATACGAGGACGTCAACGCCAGGATTATTAGGGCGCGGGCTGAGTTTCCCACTTTACGGTTAGTTGCTTATATTGAAGATATAGATATAACAAAAGGTTATATTCTTGTTAAAGCTGAGGCTTACAAAGAGTACGAGGACCATTTACCAAGCGCTGTTGATTATGCGTTTGAAATGCGCTCAGACCGTGGCGTAAATCTTCATTTTTGGGTAGAAAATGCGGTGACCAGCGCTTATGGAAGGTGTATAGGCCTGTTAACACCTGGCGGCATAGCTCGTAGTACTAAACAGGATATGGAAAAGGTAGAGGCGTTAAGCGCTAAGGATGTAGCCCCACCAAGCGATGATTTATGGGCCACTACACCGGTAGCGCAGACCATAGAGGCAGTTAAAAACGAGCTTGGCGGGATTTACTTGCAAAGTAAGCCTGAGTGCATCCACGGCGCCCGTGTGTGGCGGGAAGGATTTTCGACTAAGACTAACAAAAAATGGGGCAACTACAGCTGCACAGAAAAGAGCAAAGCAACACAATGTGAGCCCGTTTGGTATATGCAGACATCTACAGGTTGGGCGCCCCAGGTATGAGCGATAGATACGAGCTAATTAACTTGCAGACTATGACGGGCAAACTCTTTATAGAGGGTGAGCTTGCAGCTGAGTACAAAGTAGAGACGTGCGACAGATGCGCAAAAGTTAGCCAATTAGACCAGTTTGGTTATCAAAAATCAGACCCGGTTGAAAACGTTATATGGTTTTGCAAGGATTGTAGGTAATGAGCGTATCTAAGTCCGATTGGGATTTAGATTTACGCTACGGGCAAGACGGCGAAGAATCTGTACGGCGTTTACTTACGATAGACACCGTAGAGGTCAAACGTGATAGGCGCTGGAAAGAGACCGGCAACCTCTACATAGAGACGTCTTGTTATTACGTCAATGACGGGGCTTTTAAGCCCTCAGGCGTGTCAGTATCTAAAGCTACGCATTTTGCCTTTGTTATAGAGGATTTAACTATCCTTGTATCCAAATCTGACCTTATCAACACGGTAAAAGAATACGGCAGAAATATCAGCTGTAAGATTGAGCCTAACGTCTCTTTTGGTTACCTTATTACTATTGATTCATTACTCAAATGGCAGCTAGAAAAGGCTGAAAGATTGGATTTTATCTATGGACAGTATCCGCTTTGAGTGTCGCAGCTGTAAAAAGATAACTGAACAAATAGAGCGCATAGTTACCGATAACCTGCCGCCTAACGTAAAAGTTTTACAATGCAAGGTATGTAGCAAAATGAGCGTTTGCCTCTTGGTGGATTTTACCGAGGCCACACAATGAAACCCTGGGGGCAACAAAACACAAAGTGTAAACGGTGTGGCCTTAAAAAGACACAAACTTTTGAGACAGCCTCTTTACTTTGCGCTTATGGCAACGAAGAAGCAAGATTCTTTGAACGTTTATGTTCTGTATGTTTGTATTGGTCTGCCTTTATGTATCTTTACAATGGTCAATATAAGGTAACAATAGATGCCTATGTATGAGTATGAGTGTATTAGTTGCAGTATGCGGGTAGAGTTACAACGCTCAGTAAATGATGTGAATATACCTATGTGTTGTGGTTTTACTATGAGGCAGATATACGGCTCAATAGGTGCCATATTTAAAGGTAATGGGTGGGGTAAAAATGCTAAATAGTTATCCACAGGAGTTATCCACAGGCAATCAAAACCTGTGGACGACACGCAGGCGCTACGCTCAACTTATCCACATACTGGCTAGTAGGTTGACAGTACTGCTAGCATCACAACTCGCTGGCGAGCCGCTGAGGCGGGTAGCTCGCAGGCGATGTTTGGTGCTTGTGGGCGTGCTTTGTGTAATGGGGATTACGCCAGCAAAGGCTAATGACCCAAACGTAGAGAGCTATAAGTTATATGCTCATATGAAGCTACTCAATGATAAGCAATATAGATGTCTAGTAACGCTATGGCGTTTGGAAAGTAAGTGGAATCCTAAAGCTAAGAATCCTAAGAGTAGTGCGTTTGGCATACCTCAGTTATTAAAGATGACTGAGACTAATCCTTATAAACAGATAGACTTAGGCATTAAATATATTACGCATCATAAGCTGTATAAAGGTGATATGTGTAAGGCGTTAGATAGGCATAAGAAGGTAGGGCATTACTAATGGCTAATCGCGGTGACCCCAGGCTAAAGCGTGCATATCGTGACGGCTTTCGCACCAAAATACTGCAGCGTGACGGCTACGTTTGCTTTTACTGTGGCCAGGATGCAGACCAGGTTGACCACGTTATCCCAATTTCTAAAGCGCCTGAGCTAGTGGTTAGTCCTGATAACGCTGTTGCCTGTTGCAAGCGCTGTAATACACGTAAGGGTAATAGGTCACAGGGCGTTTTTTTAGCCACGACTGCTACCCCCCCTGTCTTTCCTG